CTCGTCTTGAAGTGTCCTGTCAAGACTTGGCTCGGCACATAGCCGCGGTGGTTTTATCAGTTACCGGCACATTACTGCTAACCTGCGTGGTGACTGGAAAACCCACCCGTGGCCACAAAGTTGAAAAAATGAACATTTCACTGTTCAACAAAAATACTTTGTGTACGAGTGGACACATGTGACCACGGGAACCTGCATACATTTAAACGCGACCAGGTTTTTGCGCGTATCTTAAAAGATTGTACTAGCTTCACTTAGCTCAAGGTAATATATTATTTTATAATGCATATTACGCGCATTAGAGACGTTTTACTAACCTATCTGGTTAAACCCAAAGGGAACAAATGGCCTTAAGAAGACCAGTTGTTAATCACGGAAGGTCCAATATCGTACATAGGTACAGTAGATACGAACATCCCAAAAGACATGTCGTCTGCTCCAGCTCTGGCAGCAGTGGGCATGCTATGTGCCGCACCACCTCCTGGCGCCAAAAAAGTATTATTAAGTACATATCTTGGAGCCGTAGAATTCACCGTGGGATAGGTGAATCCAACTGCCAGCGCCTCACTCATAATGAGATCTGCGCAAGCAACTGAGCCATTAGAAACATAAGATGGAACCTGTACATTAGAAATAACTAAATTAGAGTCATTTTCATTCATGGCTAATAAATGGCCATTTAAACGGCGGGCGCCTCCATTGGAGTAATTATCAGTCGCCCCCGTAGTTATCATTCGCGGAATGGCTGAACCATAAACTATAGGCTGTGCATATGTAAGTGTTCCTTTAAAAATGTTATCAGGATCATTAGTATTGTATAACGACATGCGCACTGAACCTCTCACTAGTCCGAACATACTCGCAAACACTGAAAAATTATCTGCTGCTACGCTCGCTGTTACTACAGAAGCTGCAAGAATATAACTAACTTCATTTGCATATGGGATGACGGTCATGTAGTTAGCAGGTGGATAATTAATAGTTGGTGCTAGCATAGAAACCCTTTTTAATAGCTGTCTATAAGAAGTAAACTTTTCGCCAATGCATAAAGCAGCAGGCGCTAAACTAGCTGTACTAGGTGTGTTATTACCTAAGGTGTCTACATATTTTAAGCACGCTTCCATATTACCAGACTGAATGGTGGCCACAGTGGCGGGAGCTAAAGTGGAACCAACAGGCTGTGCATATTCTAAATCTTCGCCTCCTGAAATCTCTATCAGGAAAACTATAGAAGTGGCTACGGACGTAGGAGCTACTAATGGATCAACCACGTGTAACTGCACGGTTCCATAACTGTAATTAGTGTCGCCTAATGAACGCCACTGTACAGAAGAACTATAAGGTATATTGAACACCCACTGGTTACCTTCTCTTACGTCAACAATAGCACGATGCAAAAAGTCAGTGTTATTAAAATTGTTCACTCCAGATGCAGTATCATAACCTCCATTAGGTATGAAAGATATCATATATCTGCCACTGTGAAACTCCGTTTTGACTGCTTTAATGGTGACAGTCAAACTACCTCTGTACATGCTAAAAAAATTAGAAGCTAAGCCGCAAGGCAAAAAGGTAGTGGCTGATGCACCGCCATAGTTATGACTAACACTCATGCCTCCAGACAGAGCAAAGCTGCCTATAAGCGATTCTTTAGCGGTCGCGGTAGACCACTCATAGCGAGCATAAAATGCAGGGATAGACTTGATGTAATCAAAACTCATCTCGTCATGATCAGTCCCGGCAAAAGGAACTGTCTGTACTTCATTTTTACACGACAAAGACAAAGGCATTGCTGTAGTAGCACCGTCATAATTAGTGGCATAACGCATACGATCTTTTAAAATCACATGTTGTGGGTTAAGAACGTTAGGTTTGGACCAACCAAAAATAGCAGCTGCGTTAGCTAAAATTTCGGTCATAAATGCTACTGGTTGCGTGAAGGAAGTTAGCAATGGGATTCTCCCCAACTCATTAGAAGCAGTGGAAACTTTCCTCAGTAATCCGCTAACAGGTCCAACATCACCGTCATTTCTTTCTTGTTCCTGCACTGTTTTACCCTTATAACGTATACGTCCTGATTGAGGTAAAGCAGCGCCCACAAATTCGATATCAGTAAAACGACCCCATAAAGTATAGGTACAAGAACCTGCATTCATAGGCTCATACGGAGATATTCTATAAAAACCTATATCAAGAGTGTTATTTACAGCACCAAGCGGATAACAAGACAAGGCACTCACATATGGTATATGTAAAGTAGCCTTGGTGTCACAGTTCACGTCAAGTTCAACATGTGGCAATTGTGTACGTGTAGTTAGATTAGCTTCGTGCATATTTAGCCATCCTACTATACGATTTACACCTCCTTGATGGCCTGACCCGCAGGTAGGAACATAGTATAACATGTATCGTCCTTGCTGGAACCTTTGTGCATTGACTACTAGAGTTAACTCAATATTTGCCCTGAATCCGAGGAAACCTTCGACTTTATTAGAGTAAATACTCGAATTAAGTAAAGTCTGTATGATAGCATTTGGAGTAAACGTTGTAGACACGTCTGTAGATGATAACAATCCCGAATCTAAAGAAACGGGTTTTTCTAGAAAGGATCTAAGTGTTTTCTCAGTTGTCTTATCAACAGCATTAAGCAAATCCATGGACATGGGAACAGGTTTAGAGATTTTACTCTCTACAACTTTAGCATCATCGATAAAAGTAGTTGTTGACTCATTAACGATGGAGGGTTCTTTAGTCTGATCCCTCTGATCAGAATTTACAAGTTCATTTACAGCAAGTCATATTTAAAAATCAAAGTGGACTTAAACTTTGAAGTCGTACCAGCGCGGCTAGATATTGGTGGGGCTGCCACCGTCCCATCTTGCTCCGTAAACCTAAATAAGTAGGGACTATATATATTTGCAAGCAGAATTATCACCTTAGAAGCTGGATTTTACGCTGATAATTAGGTATCCAATGCAAATACACCCATTTCACAATACCACTGTGGGAATAAGTGGTAAAGAGACAGTTTAAAGACATGTGCTAGGTCAACAATCTAGATTACATAGCAAATGTGACATGCTTTAGTTTAGCCCTAAGCATGGCATAATTGTATGTTGTAGGTGCATAATCATATCTGTCACAGACTTCCTTGATGGCGGCTACATGACTATTGAAAACATCTTCAGAATAGATGGCTAATTCCATGAGCATCCAATCTATATGGGATACATGATCTTCACGAGATTGACCTTTCTTAAAATAATCCATGGAAGCATAAATAGCATCTAAATCTAAAGGCGCCACAGTATGGCCTACACGTTTATCAAAAACAAAGGTACGTTTACAGAAGCCTATGGCAGTAATAGGTCTTAATTCATCGCTCATTTCGTCGCTTTTAGCTTCGTTAGTGAACGCTAATCCTATTTCGCCAAAAGCAACACGTAAATTACTTTCAGTGAAGTTTTCTTTAATCCTATCAGAAACGGAAAAAACATTATCATCTCCCATGACGATAACTCGTAAATGATCACGTACTTGTAACATGTCATTTATGTTAAAATCGCACATCTTTCCGTACACATACTGGAAAGCAAATAAGTTATATAAACTATTCAGTGCCGCCGTCATGAAAAATCCTGATGTCATACCTCCCATCCACTCAAAGACTTTGTCGTCCCTGATATGGTAAGAGTTGTATACATCTGCGAATAGTACTTCGCGGACCCGTGCATTTTCAGGGCCATCGTCGTACCATTCATTGATGTACTTGAGAATCTTCTTATGAATTTGTCCTCTTTGAGAACCATCAAAACCCGAAAAATCTCCAGCACCACAATTAGCCGGACCAAATACATTAAGATGAGTTGCTATTTCATGCCATTCTGTCGAATAGGGATTTACTCCAATGGTTAATCCATTGTCAACTCGATTGTCTGTTAACCAGCTCACAAAAGTACCAAAATACATTCTATCAAGAACTA